GTCTGTATTTGCTGGTGGTTCCGCTGGTGGTATAACATTTAAGTATTACGGACCGTAACAAAGGAAAAATATGGAACAGTTCACGTTGGACAAAATTAAAAACTACAAAATGTTTTATGTCTTAAAGAAAATTAAATCAACATCGCAAGAAATTGTTTTGCTACATAAGCAATCACAAGAGATGGTTGTTGTCGAAACAGAAAAGTACGACCTGTTTCAAGTCGGAGCTGATCAAGTGCTTGTTGCTTTTGTAGACGTTTTCCAACACGCTGGTAAGCATAATTATGTTGCGTCTGACGGTTTGCTGGAGGAAAACATTCTTCTTAACCCGTATGAAAAAATAGTTGACTACTACAAAACGGATCGAGACGACGAACCTTCAGGGGTTTTTCTTTTTCTTAATTCTTGCCCGGCCGTTTTAGAAGGCCAAGATTGGCGTTGCGATAACGCATTATTTGGTCCTCGTGGATTTTTCCCAGTTGGTCAAGAAGAAAAAAGACTAATAGACGGTATCACAAAAATTAAAGTATACGAACCGGTATTAAGCATTAACGGTGTCGGACACATTGTTTATTTTAAACACGAGGGTGACGATACTGAATTAAGATTTGATTACATCAATAACGCAGAACTTCCTCAATCAGCAGAAACGTTTTCTGAAATGATTAAGCTAATCCTTGAATGGGCTAAAGTTTCTGAAGAACCTTTTAACAACACCGAACAGATTGCAATTAAGGCAAAACAATTTGTGGATAATTTTGGGATATCGGAAAGCTTTGTTGCCGATCAGCCGAGTATGCAGGTGGTCAAATATCTACAAGGCGATACGCTGGCACGGGTCCGTACTCATGGGACATATAAGATTTCTGATGCGATAAACAGTTTAGTTGTTGACAATCTTCCGTATATGACCTTTAGTAAAATTGCTGAACTTAACCCTACAATGTTCAATCTTAAAGAGTGTTTGGAAACAGAAATTCAATGGTCGCAAGAAGAATGGGACCAAGCATTGGTAACACACAACATTACGGAACCCAAAGAATATGGCGATGTTGACGGAGTTTGCGAACATATCTTAAGCACTTTTCCTAACAATTTGACCTTTCCCAAAATAGTTTTTGGCCTTTTGAAAAAAAAGAAAGAATTGTTAGAAGAAGCATTTAACAGTCCGTCCTTGATGGTGGACTAGGATTAGGATAGAATTAACCCATGAACCGTGGTCAAATCCGTACGGCTGTAAAGCAACGCCTGGCAATCCCTGCATCCGGCGACGGCCTGTTGCCGGACACCACGATTGACTCTTTGATTAACCGTTCCCTAGCTACTATCTCAGCCACCAAGGAATGGCCCTGGTTGCTTGATACCCAGGCTATGACTTTTGTAGGCGGCTCGGCTACTGTCCCTAACGACTTCGTACGGGCCCGCCAGCTGGTTATTAACGAGCTTCCGGTTATGTGGGTCCAACTTGAGGACTTCCTTGACCCTGACCGTATGACGGCCACCTTTGCTTGGACGATTATCGGTAACAAGGCTCGGCTCAACCCTCTTCCGACAACCGATCAAAACGGGACTTTATATTACTACCGGAGCGAACCTGAACTGCTGAGCGACTATTCGACACCGCTTATGCCAGCTTTGCACCACCCTCTAATCGTTGCCTACACGGCGTACCTTGCAGCCATGGTCCGCCAGGACGAAGGGCGTGCTGCGGTATACCAGGCTGAGTACCAGTCAATCCTTAACACCATGCGAGATGACTTGAAGCAGAACACCTCCCGCCGCATTCGGTATAGCCCTGGTTACCAACATGCTGCGTGGTCATAATGCCAGCCTTTACTTCTACATGGGATGACTTTACCGGCGGGTACTTTGTCGGAGAGAACGACAACCGCCAGCCACGAAGCACATTCACTGGCGAAAACGTAGCCGTATCACTCAATGACGGATCTGTTGTAGCTACTAACAAAGTGCAGCAAATCCCCTTAAACGCTCCCGGCGAACACGATACAGGAATTGTTATTCAAAACGATTCTTTGTACATTGACGGTGGTGCATCGGTCAATACTTTTGTGACGCCCGCCGTTCAAGGTGGTGATTACATTTATTTTGCTGTTCAATTTATCGGTACTTCAACTACCACGTTTAAAATGTACCGCCTTCGTTGGGGAAACCCATCGGACCCTACTCAGAATTGTGAAATAAATTCAAGCGACGCTGTAAGTCTTACAAACACCTACACAATCACAAACGTTTTCACAACCAATGAAAGCGGGCAAATTTATGCCTACGTAGGTTCAAAAGACAAGATTTACAGATTTACCGGCACTGGCAACTGGGACGCAATCAACCCAGCAGCGATGACTACGATCACACTTCCTTCGGGTATCACGAGCGTTGACGGGATTACTGTTTGGAACGCTCGAATGGTTGCATGGTCTTCTACGACTGATTATGTTTATTATTCTGAAGCATTGAATTTTAGTAGCTGGCTTACTTTGAACTTTATTGCTCCAGGCTATTCAAATAACGGCGTTACCTGGGTGATCCCAAGATATGACGATTTGCTTGTTGTTAAACCAAACGCTATTTATTCTATTACGGGAGTATTGGGGGCTACGGCAGCTGTCCGTCAGGTTTCTGATGCTGTTTACCCATTGAATACTGATTATTCTTCGATTGTTTCTCAGTCCAATACGATGTTCTATTTGTCAAGATTGACGGAACCGTATTATGCAAACGTTAACTATCTGTCCGGCCAGCAAGTTGGTGTTGCTGCGTACCAAAACCTTGGACGCGCTTTTGTTTCCCCTTACGCAAACATTGATCACGTAACACCACCTTCTCTTGCTGCATCGTCCAATGGCGACGTTGTATGTACATACTCAGTAAGCGAGTTTGGTGCTGGCGGTTTTTATGCTTTGATTAGAAACAGGTTTGGAGATTGGCTAAGAATCAAAAGCGAATCGCTCAATTTTTATTCTGCCCCAATCGAAGGGGTGTCTCAAAACGATAAATTTATTAGGCGTTACAGCGCTGTAAACAACTATCAAACCCCGTCCGCTGTTTTTGGGTTTCCTCCTAACGCAATGGTGTTTATGCAAGTTGCCTCGAATATTACAACCAGCGGGTTTGGCGCAGAAGCTTTTGCGCGTTACAAGTCTATTTCTTTTGGTGTTTGGTTTCAGCAACAAGTAAACGCTGGCCATGACTATGCTGGGGATGACGACATTACTTTTGATGCGTTAACCGAAGGTACGCTTATTCTGTCCCCAGTGGATGACCAAAAAGCTTCTACCATCCGCCGCATTTATGTCGAAGCAACTCTTGATTTAGATTATATTAATTATGGCGATTTTTCCGGTGACGCAGAAATGACAGTCACAGTTATTAACGGGGCTCCGGAAGATGTTGCTTACGACCCTAACCTTAATTTTGTTTCTAGCGATCGTGTCTTCTCTCAAGCTCTTTCTAGCATTCCCAATACCACCGCTTTCACACCCGCAGAAGTCAAGACGGCACCCTACGCAAACGCCAATCCTTACAAACGTGTTACGGCTACACGTATCCTGCGTTTTGATTCAGACAACATGGGCTATGGTTACAAGCATAATGTGTCTATTAAATTTTCGGGTTTTAGGATTAAGCGTGTTTGGATTGAAGGCGATTCGCGATGAACCCAATTGAGATTGTGTGGAAACACCCACGCCAGGCCTATGAGCTGGCTTACGTGCTCAAGAACGACAAAACTCAAAGCTACGAAGAGTACGCTGCTGCTTTGCGGGAAAACATCGTTTCCCTGGAAGACCGGATCTCTCAGATGCAGGTTCAGATCGATGCCTTGTGGGCGGCAGCAGGCTTGTAGCAATACGCTACTATATATGGGATAATTGCCCTATGAACCTTCAAGTTGTCAAAGATGTAGCTACCCGCCTGATCGCCCTGTTTGTATCCAGCTCGCTCGGCATCATCACCGGCTCCTCGGTTATTGACGCATTTGCTAAGGATATCAGCGTTCCTCTTTGGTACAAGGCTCTCCAGGCTGGCGGTGCTGCCGTAGCCCTCGTTGTCTACGATCTCAGCAAAGCCCTTAGTGACGGAAAGCTTACCAAGGCTGAGGTCGACAAAGCATTTGGCGTAGACCGGGACAAGCACAGTGCCGCGTAAGTACACCGGCAATTCCGATGGAGCAGCTAAGGGCAAACGCCCTGGCACAGAAAAGCTCGTAGACCTCTGTAAGCGCCGTTGGAAAGCAAAATCTTTGGGGACCTGGGTCGTGCGGGACATGCGAGGCAAGCCAGGCCAGCTGTCTGTTCATGCTACCGGTAGGGCTGCGGATATTCAATTTCCTAATGACAAGGTTAAAGCCGAAGCCGTAGACTGGTTTGTGGAACATGCTGACGCATTGGGCATTGAGGAAATCCACGTGTATGACGCCGGTAAATGGGGCAAGGGCTGGCGCGTAGGCCGTGGCTGGAAGCAGTGGACCGAAAAAAGTAACGGTGGTACGCCAGGAGCGGATTGGCTCCATTTAGAAATTTCGCCTACATTTGCCGACGATGCTGAGCGCTTTGAAGCTGCTTGGCGAGCCCTGCCCAAGCCTGGCTGACGATGACTGCCGCGTGGTCCAGTCTTTTGGTGGCCCTTATATCCGGACCACTTATGTGGGTATTATATAGGTTGGACAAGCGCAATACTAGTCAACATGGACAAGCTGTTGATCTTATCCAGTCAGTTAAGCACGACGTAAAGGAAGTCAAGGATATGCAGGTTTGGATGGACATGAAACTTGACAAACATATTGACCAGGATCACCATGCCAATTAGCTATTTTGAAACCCTTAAAACACAGTTAACAGAAGCGGCTACAGCTAAAAAAGCTGCCCTTGACGCTGCTTATGACCGTGCCACTACTGCTACTTTTGATGCTTCCGGTAAGCCAACCTATAAAAAAGATGCTGCCGGAAATAACATTTATGGAACTCGTGACGTGCAGCATTTGGAAAATGTCCGCAACATAGGTGTAGGTGCCGAAGCTAGCGGGACTCTTCGCAGCGGTCAGAATCAAAGAAATCTTATTAATAACGAAGCTGATTACAGAGCTGACGTACTTGCTGCCAGTACTAAATTAACAGCGGACAAAAACTTAGTTGATACAGAAACAGGGACCAAGACCGCGGAGTATCAAGCCTTGTATGGGGACAAAGCTGGTGCAGGTTCAGGTGCAGTAGCAGGACCAGCAGCAGGATCAGCAGCAGGATTAGCACCCGCTACAGCACCCCCTGCAAGAACAAGTACTGTAACAAGCGGCGGCAAAACTACTGTCCTAACACCAGCTCAACAAAGCGCATGGGCCAATGCTTTAAAAAATGTACCAGCTTCAAGGGCTGGAAATAGAACCCCCGTACCAGCTGTACCAGCTTCAAGGGCTGGAAATAGAACCCCTGCACCAGCTCCTGCCAAAGCTCCTGCCAAAACGGTAGTTCCAAAAAGAATAGGTGGTTACTGATGACACGCTACAAGCCATTTAGAGATGCTGTTGCAAGCCGTGAAGAAGCATTTCGCGAGCGAGTACCAAACGTTTTAAACGTATCTAGTTTATTGCAACCCGAGCAGGGAACACCATCTTCCCCTCCATCAGCAATTAATCCTAACGAAATTCCTTCGGTGGGCGCGCTCGCCAATATGAAAGCCATTTCCGGCACTCAGTCAACGGCTCGCCAGGATCAAAACAAAGCAACTATTAGACGGCTTCCTCAATATGTCGATGCTTATAGAGGTTATCTTAAGTGGCGTTACCCAACACGCTACGGTGGCGGCGGTGGCGGCGGTGGCGGCGGTATCCTTGGCGGTTATGAAGTTCCTAGCCTTGGCGATCCGTTTACTCCTCCTAAACCGACAGGAAGATAATAGATGC